ATCTTTGTTGCCATTAAAACATTGTGGTCTAGGTTTCCACCCACTCGTATTGAACATCGGATCAAACAAATTATTAGTCCAAACATCAGTTGGCTTAGCCATAGTCATACCATATTTACAATACCATATTGTTGTTCTAGGTAAATCTTTAACTACATCTAATGATCTGAGTCTCCCTCTAGGGTTTTCCATATACCAATACTTAGGATTAAATTCATTAATTATGTCTAATGTCTTTTGTACCATCTTAACTCCATACTTTGCTTTGTCACTTATTGGTGTCAGCTTATCCCAATGTCTCCATAGTGCTGCGACGCTAAAAGAAGTACAAGGTGGACTCGCCCATATCAAGTCTGGTTTAAATGGAACTTTAGAGATGTCAAAGTCAAATACATCAACAACATAGTCAACGTTACCAAATTGACGATAGTCAGAACTAAATGTATTGTGACCTAATCTTTGTGCTTCTTTACTAAAAGTACAACTTCCTGCAAACAACTCTAAAACATTCACTCAACAAATATAATAAACAATTTATAAACAAAGACTATTCATCTTGCATTTCTAAGAATTTTTCTAATGCACCTAATATTCTCCAAGCTGATTTACCTAAATGTAAAACACCATCATCATCTATTGGGTTTTCTATATGGTCTAACAAATGTCTTACACAAGCATCTAACTCATCTTTAGATTTAGACCTATCCCAATGTAAAGGTGTGTTAGGGTTATGTTGTTCATTTCCAATGTAACTTACTTTAGAAACGTATCGAATTGCTTTTGGAAAATATTTAAGAACACCACTAAATACTGGTTGTTCTTTTCTGATCTGATGTTTTGTTTTACTCATAATACTTCTGCGTCTATTATTGGTAACATTGCAATTTCTTTTGATATTTTTGCATTGTTAGAAAATTGTGTTGTTTTTGGTAATTCTTTCATAAACCAAGTTGGGCTAACAAAAAACAAATTCCATTTGTATACACCCTTTGGTGTTGAATTAATATATATAGGAAGATCAAAATTATCATTAGCTTTAAATATCATTGCATCAAACTTACCTTTTTCTATAACTAATTCGTCATAATGTTTCTTACGACATTTTAATTCTATTCTATGTTTTGTTTTAGGACTATAACAATCCCATCTACTAATTGGACTATTACTCATAACTAAGTCAGGGTAAACTTTTTCTTTTAAGTATATGAATAAATCTTTTTCTATCATAAATATAAAGTATAGACCTCTCTTAATCTTACTAGCTTAGAATTAAAACAACTACCACAACTAGTCGCTACATCATTTGTGTTAAAGACATAGTTATATATATTTAACAAATCTCTTTGTTGTGCAGCAGTTATCGTATTAGTGTTTTGATTAAAGAAGTCAGTAAGATAATTAAATTGTCCTTCGCTTAAACACTTAGGTTTATTATAAGGGTATAATTGATTTAAAGTTTTCTTACGATTATCACAACCACAATCTTTTCCAAGAGCATCAAAGATAGTGTCTACTACTTTCTTTATGCCAGTTGCTTTAGTCACTTTCTCAACACTATCACCTAAACCACTAGATTGCTTTTCGTATTTAGCAACCCATTGTTTATATGCTTTGGTTCTTTTGTCTTTTGGTTTGTTAGGAATTTTACTCATCTTTATTATGTTTAATTAAATGGAAGTCACCATTAATATAATCTTGGTAATCCTCGTTGAACTTACTATTTATTATTTGCTTATAGTTCTTACAACTATTAAATATTGATGTTACTGATATATGAGAATCCTTAGCTAGTTTCCTCATACTAATATCAGTTTCATAATATATTTTAAATAATTTTTGATCGTACCATCTATCCCAACCATCTACTTCTTGTTGTATGTTATCTAATATTATTTGTTGTGCATAATCTTTATTTCTTTTATGATATGTATCATTAGCGTCATCAATCAATGGAAGATAAGTTTTGTGATTCTCATTGTTTTCTCCAAGTTCATCTATACTAATCATTCTATGCTTAGATTTAGCTTTTAAATAATCGTTCCATAAGTTTTTGATTGTTATATAAACGTAGAACTTATTAGGTTCAGTCTCGTTATACATTATTTTTTTAGGATCTGATATGTACTTGTTAAGTTTTAAGTACATTTCGTGAATAAAATCTTCTACTAAGTCATTACGTATTCCGATTGATAATCCCATTGCTATCCAAAGATTGTGATATTTAGATAGAAGTTCCATCATCTTATATAGAATATGTTTATCCAAAAGAAACCTAAACTAAATCTAATTAAGTCAGCAAATTCGTCAGGAAATATTTCTATGTCATCTACGTAATCTAAACCAATTACAAAACCTTTAATCCACTCAAATTGAATACTCATTACATAAAATTAAATTGCACTCTGATTCTATCTTCTTCACCATAAAACTTACTCATCTTATTAATAACCACAATGTTTTGATCTTGTTCATATACTAAACCCTCTAAAGCATCAAAAAATGCTTTGTTTAAATTGTCCGGTAAGTCCGGCTTAGTAGTTTTATAGTTAAATTGTTGCTTTTTCTTTTTTGAGAAACTCTTAGGGTAACTAAATATATACTCTAAATAGTTAATCTTAATTATTGATCCAGCTTGTACAATTTCATATTTGGTAGGTAGTTGCTCACTAACTAAGTTACGTAATTTATTTTGATAATCGGTAATCTTTTTTGGTTTATATCTTCTTCCATTCCTAGCAAATCTAAAAGATTGATGTGCTTGTGGTTTGATCTGAATGTCTAAGGTTAACAACATTAAAAAGGCGAATTGTTATATTCTTCAACATCATCAATTACAATTGGTAAACCTTGTCTTACTTCAAATGCAAATGAACTAAATGGTATTCCCCTACTTTTTTTACATTCTACAATTACAATATCTTTATTCGCAGGTGATGTTTGTACACTTATTTGTGTCTCTGTTTTCTTCTCTAGGAATGAACCAAGATGCCCTGTTGCTTTTGAGTTATAGAAATTACTATGTATCACAGTGATTATATGTATGTTATAATCTAAAGTCCATTTCATTAAATAATGTATAACCTTATTAGATTTCTCTATATCATTTATATCGTTTAATAAATCTGCAACACCATCTATAATAACTAATCCTACATTCTCAGATTTTGATATATGCCAATCTATAAATTCTAATCTTTCATTAGGTAAAAATTGTCTTAATGCATATGTTTCATATCCAACACAATCCTTACACATCTTATGCACTCTATTGAATGTTCTTTGTGCGTGGTATCTACTTTGCTCTGTATCATAATGTAATACTTTTTTAGTACCTCTATACCCTCTTATATCTTTAATGTAAGTTTCGTGTGAACCCATATAAGCTGACGCTAATAAACTAACAAGAAATGTCTTTTTACTTTTTGGTCCTGCACTTATAAAACTAAAGTTACCATATGTTCCTAATGGTATAGGTTCTTTGTTAAATGCTAATCCTTTCGATAAAGCTATTGGTGGTTCTTTTATTTCTTCATTAGAATCTACGTAGCTTTCTTTTAATATCTTCTCAAACTTCTCTTCAAAATTTATACTATAATTCATTAATTAGGTCGTTTATTATAAGGGTTATTTTATTCTTGACATCACCTACAAAATCATCAATATCTAAATCAGTTTTGATTTCATTAATAACAATGTATTCATATAGGTTTACTCTTAGTTTTTCAAAATGCTCTTTCTTACTTATTTGTATTACACTTCTAAAGTTATTTAAAATGTAAGTATTAAAAAAATGTAATAACATTGGTTTATCATTATACAATTCTTGCTTATCAAATTTCTCAGTTATATACCATACTAGAAATCTTTCTAGCAACATATTCTTTAATTGCAAGTTGTTTATATCATTAATCAAATCATCAAACATATCAATTGTTATTTGATCTGATAGTCTATTATATATTTTATTTATCTTTTTATCCATAAAAAAAGGGGAAGCGTTAACTCCCCCTTACAATTACCAATTATTGAAAAAACTACTAATTAAAAAGGCAAGTCGTCACTGTCTGCAGAAACCACTTGCTTTGCTGTTTCTTTGGAATCTTTTGTTGCTACGCTAACTTTACCATCAGTCCAAAATACTTTGCCATTACCTATATACTTCTTAGGCGTTTTAGCATTTCTTTCTTCCTCAGTTTGTTCATCGTACATTGATATATTTTGACCATACTCATTAGTAAAGTCGCTTATAGAGATCGTGTAGTTTTTATATTTACCATCTCTACCTTTAATTCCAATTGTTCCTAATACACTCATATTAATTTTATTTAGTTATTACTTTACGATTATCAATTGCTTCTTGCAATTTCTTTTCCACTACTTTAGACATTTTATATTTATCCATAATAGAATTTAATGAACCACCCTCTTTAATATAATTGAGTGCTTTATCAAACTTCTCAGTTTTATCTTTTAATACTTCCAATACCTTAACACCGTGTGTATTTGATGCATCAGAATCTTGTGTATCATCTATTAAGAATAAATTACCTAAAGCATATTTCTTTGCATAAGAAGAAGCACTTCCAGTCTTTTGCGGGTCTGCTTGACCTTTCATATTGAAGTCAATTACAGCTTGTGCTTTGCTTTCTATTTGCATATCTACTGAATCACAATCAATTAACTTGGCTGTAGATTCAATGTATAAACGCCCACCCTTTTCTTTGATGGTATCACTAACTTTAAGTGATAGTTTATATTTCATAGTAAGTGGTTTGACACCCTCAAGAATGTCCTCTGCACTTCTATAATTATAGTTACCAAAATTATTGCGTCTTTTTTTAGGCACATTAAGTTCAGTTTGAATTGCTAATAATTTTTCTGAAATATTCATTTAATTTAATTTAGTTATACAAATGTATAAAAAATAATTAACATTTTATATATAATTTGAAATGATCCAAATTCCAGGTTTCTTCAGATCATCACTATCTACGTGAATATGGTTTTTACCTATTCCAAATCTTCTAAATCCAACCATAGACAAACCCTCTATAATTAAAAGTCTTTTTCTTGTATCAGTACATCTAATATCACAAGCACGACCAATTAAATGACTTGATGTAGATAAACCACCTTTTTTTATATTCTCTTTAGGACTTCTATAACCACTTAATATTTTAAACTTAACACCAGCTATATCTCTAGCTTCGTCTAAGCAATGTAAAAATTCTCTATCCATATAACCATAACCACTCCCTGGCATATCAGGAGAATCAAACTCATCATATTGAAAATATCTAAGTTCCATTAAACAAATTTAATTGTGTTGTTGTATTATGACTAGCATCATAACGTTTATTATCTCCTTTTGGGTAAGGTTCTATATTGTAACTTAATAAATTTATCAATCTTTTCTTAAGTCGTTTACTAGCTAATATCATTATATATCTATGCTTTCTTGATCTTGGTATTCTTTCAAACCTCTCAGGGTGTGCATACATATAATCTACACTAAAACTACCACCTAAAGTTCTACTATGTTTATTAGTACCTTTTTCTTTCCAATCCCAATTGTTCTTTGTTAACCCAGTGTATATCCAATTAGTTGCTTGATATATATAACCTTGATGATTTTGGTCTGTATCAGCATATGAAACGACAATCATTGGTTGTGGTAACTTATAAAAAGTGTGTGCTACAAAATATGATAAAGTGTTCTTAGGTAAGTTATCATTTACTACTAACCTATTTAACTCTAATACATTGTTTTTATATTTCTTACCACAAACATTTTCACACAACTCTTTCGATATAGGATTACCATATGTACAAACTCCTATCAGCTCATCACCATCATATAATCCAAAAGAATATCTAATGCTTGGAATACGCTTTGCATAATGTTTATACTTAAACCATTCCTTAGTTTGTTCTTTAGGAATTGATCTGATTATAAATTTTTCTATTTGTGACATTTTTATATATTTGCAAATACGTAGTCGTAAATCTACGAAAAAAGTTACAAACTTCAATAGAGATATTGTTGGTTCAGGTAAATATTGAAATTTCTTTTTCTCTAGGGGAACTTTTTCTTTTCTTTCTTTTACCCTTTTCTTTCTTTTCTTTTATTTCAATAACTTACGTATTATCTCTTTGTAATACATATATTCATTTAATGCTATTGTTTTAGCAAAAACACATTCATAATCTTCTATTTCTTCTTCATATTTAATTGTGGCTTTGACATTATTCAGATCAATTCCATTTATTAAATCATTCCACAATTGACAATAAATATCAAATTGTCTATTATTCATCTCTTTATACCTTGACCTCTATACTTCTTTTTATAACCTACTTGATTCTTAGATGCGTTCTTAGAATGAACGCCAGGTCGCTTTTTCTTTTTTGGTGGAATGTAAATTGATACTTTAGCTTTTCTTGGCATTATTTACTTATAGATTTAAACTTCTCTGCTCCTCTTGAACCAAAGTATGCTACATAAACTGTGATTAAAAGAGATTTAAGAAGATCAATCCAACCATTGTCAACACTAAAATCTAACCCACTCGAATCAACAAATATTAATAACACCATAGATATAGTTAAAAATATTAACGCCATAGGTCTCGTGTTTTTACTTAGCCAAGAATCTGATTGCATATCACTAGACCACCTTTTTGATACTTCTTGCATCTCAATAGTGTCTTGATTAAGCAATGCTAATGCTTTTTCTTTATCTTCTTGTGGTAAAGTTTCATCTTTACTAATTAAGTTCTTTACAACGCCAAATACTCCATTGTCTGGTAATACATCACCTAATGAATCTATTATAGATGATCCAGCACCTTTAAGAAACTTACCTACTTTAGTGTCTTTTAGTTTTTTCTTACTCATATTACCATATATTTACTTTTACCATTTTCTTTATATGCTTTTAAACATCTACCTCTATTTTCATCTTTACTAACATATGAAACGTGAACCCAATTTGGATTGTTGTCATCACCAAATTCCCATATTAATTGGTCGAAATCCAGGTTAGCTTTAATATACTCAAACATTTCAGAATTAGTTTTATGACCAAAAGTATCATCTATATCAATTGCTCTACCTTGACAATGTTGAGATTTTGTACTACCACCAATTGCTTTATTCAGCTCGTCAGATCTAAACATAGAATTAATCTTGATAGCACCACCTACCCAATCTCTTAAAGGTTCAAATATATTTGTTGCGACTCCAACCATATTTGTTATTTGATAATCACTTGGAGTGTTATCAATGTTCAATCGTAAACTAGTATTAGAATATATAGCTTCTTTATAACTAATATGTTTACTTATACGATCCATTTACTACATTTTTATTTTCTTCAACCAAGCGTTCCACTTAGCTGATACATAATGATTGAACGTTTCAAATTGATTCGCTAACCATCTTAGTATTCTTACCATAATTTATTTTTTTTCTAAAAGTTGTATTATTTTAATAATTGTATAAACCAACGTTGCAATTATTAAGAGTGCTTGTAATACTTCGTTTATTTGTGATATTGTAATTACGTAAACAGCAACTCCTAATATTGTTGGTTCAAATCCCCACATTATTCCTTGTGTTTATTTATGATAGCTTGTATGCTATCTAATCTTACGCTTATAATCATTGTTAAACCAGCTTCAAATTTAGCTATTGGTGTACCATTTTTGTATATCATTATAGTAGGTACAGACTTAATAGACTTTTTAATATTGTCTTTTTGATCTTCAACATTTGCATATTGAACTTTAGTGCTTTTTAACCTATCAAGTCCTCTATACGAATTTTCACTATTCCATTTGTAATTAAAATGAACTGTAGTTATATCTTGACCATAACTAAACATACTAAACAATAATGCTAATATTAATATTCTCATTCTTTAATAATTATTTCATATAACTTTTCATCTATCTTGTCTAACTTTTCTGAATTAGCATCTACTTTTTCTTCAGTAGATATAATCGTTTCTCTAATTAGTTGATCTTTCAGATCATACTCTGTTCTTGACACCTCTGGTTCAGGTAATTCTTTTGCTAATTCTATGTCAGCTTGAAGCGAATACCACATACCAACTATTGTAACGACTACTGCTCCTAATGTAATTAAGTTCTCAACGCTAATGTTAAATTTCTTTTTTTTTATTTCTTCTAAATCTAGTTCTGCCATAATTTTACCATTTTCCTGCTGGACAATATGAAGCTATATCAAGTGCTTTTGTTGCTAAAACACAACCACACCCACTAACTACATTATTAGTTTTTAAATTAATTGTTCTTTTTGTTGGATCACAAATACCTACACTTCTAATTGTGCAATCATTACAAATACTTAATCTTTGTGTAGCCATACTTTTAGTTGCTTTATCTAATAAGCCAAACTTATCTTTAATAAAATTTGCCCAACCATTTATTATATTATTTATCATCTTATCCTGGTCTATTTACTGTATATGTATAATTAAAACTAACATTAACACCACAACCACTATAAGCACCTCCTGGACAACCAGATGTATGGAATCCTTCTGAACCATTAGAGTTAGCTGTGAATGGTGAAGCACTATAACTATAACTACTACTTAGATACCACGGCATAGCAGTTTGATTATACCTTTGACCATTTGAGTTACCATCACCACAACAAGCTGCAGATACCATATTTCCATTCATAGAAACAGTACCCCTAGAATTTACGTGGTCTGTATTAGCACTTCCATTATTTAACCTATAATCTGGAAAAAATGCAACAACTTTACTTGTAGCACATAAACTACCATTTTGATTACCACTTGTTCCAAAACTCATACCACTATTTGTACAACTATTGTCAGTTTGCCAACCTAATTGTGCGTGTAAATATTGACCATAACCAGCTCTAGTTGGTGAATATTGCATAGCCCCTGTATGTAAATTACCTACATTTCTCGGACCATTATTTGTTGAATGACCTGTATATGAATTTAATGAACTTGTAGAACTTGATTTTGTTGAACCTCTTGTTTCACCTACTGCATTTATAGCATAAGCTGTTGTATAATAAGTTGTTGATGCTGATAAACTACCATTTGTTCTATTGTATGAACCAGTACCACTACCTGATGTAAATTTTCCATTACTTGCATAATTAGAACTTGTACCAAAATAAAATCCTCTCTCTGTTACTGTAGCACCACCATCAGATGTAACATTACCATTACTTCTTATACTATTATATGATATATTACTATTGTTATCAGTTGTTACACTAGGTGCTGAAGCATTTGATGTGTTTTGAGTAATTGTAGAACCCCTACCCTCTCCTATTGAGTTAGTTGCGTAAGCTGTTATGTAATAAGTTGAATTATATGTAAGTCCAGTTTTTGCTAATGTAAAAGTTCCTGTACCACTACCACCAACACTAGTTTTTGTATTTTGTGTATAATCAGAATTAGTTCCAACATAAAAACCTCTATCAGTTATACTAGCACCATTGTCAGCGGTTGCATTACCATTTGCTGTGAAACTAGAAGCTGTAACACTTGTCGCTGCACTAGTAGTTACGCTTGGTGCAGATACACTAGAATAACCATAAAATTCAGACATAGTGTCTGGTTCTGTAAATCCAGCACTATTAGAAAGTGTTCCTAATGAAACATCTGTTCCACTTGCACTTCCATCAACCTCTGCTGCTATGTCAGCTCTTAATCTTAAAGCCCCTGAACTTGGTACTGGCATAATTATTTATTTTTTTATATTAAACACTTTCCATTGTTTCAAATGGCTCAAATGATTTTAGATGACTATATGCAAATTCTACAATAGTTTGTGATGTAAATTCTTCACTATCTAAATGTATATCAACCATAGGTGTCCAATCAGTAAGATATAATGGTGTGTCATTATTGTCTTTTGATTCTTTTTATTCAAAAACTTTATACATAATACTTCAATACCAAATTTTATCATCTTTAGAATGATTGTGTTGAGTAAATCCACAAGATTGAATAATTAAATAAACATCTTCAAACGATTTTTCTTCATCTAAATATCTTTCCATTACTGGTTGTTCTATTTGTATTGTAGTACCTCTACTTTCGTAATGTGGGTGTTCTTCGTCTATTTGTTCAGGTATATCAACATCAACCATTTCTGTACCATTTTCTCTAAATAACCAAAAATTTATATCTCCTTGTAATGCCATAGTTAATCTTTTTTACAATTATTACATTCATCTAATTTATCAGATAATTCTTTTACTGATTCAATTAATAATCCAATTAGACCATTATAGTCTACAGTTTTAAATGTATCAGATCCATCTAAAGTATTTTGTGTTTTAATTAATGATGGCATTACCTTTTCTACATCTTGTGCAATTATACCACCACTTGCTTTTCCATTTGATTTATAATTAAATGTTACACCTTTTAACTCTTTTACCTTTTCTAATGCACCATCAATAGTTTCTACATTATCTTTTAATTTCTCATCAGAAGATATTACTGTAGAATAAGCAACAACATCACCCTCTACTTGTAAAGTTCCACTATCTTGTAATCTCATATCTTCGCTTCCATCTAAGAAAAAGTTAATTTGATCTGATTGAACATTAATGTAATCATTTGTATCTAATCCAATTTGTGAAACTAAACCTCTTGAATCTAGTGACGCACCATAACTAACTGTATTTCCCATACCACTATGAGCTGTACAATAAGTATATAATGTTGGTGTGTCTTGCTCTGTTGTTATTTGTGTATATGCACCTGCGTTACCTGGAGTACCAACAGCTGTTACATTAGTTGAATATGCTGATCCCCCACTATGAGTACCATTTGATGTTGTACTAAATCTTAATGGGTGACCACTATTAGTACCAGCACTTTGATCGAATCTATATGTTTGACCTTTAGATAATGTTATTACTTGATTTGCACCATCATAATAATATTTATTCCCTGAACCAGGATTTACAACCGTAACTATTATATCTGTATATATAACATCAGTTGTATCATTAATTTTTATATCAGCTAAATTTGTTAAGGCAATAGTATCATTTGCAACTTTTGTACCAGTCACAGCGCCACTACCAATTGTCGCAGTACCACCACTAACACTAACGTCACCACTTAATGCTAACGTAGAACCATTACCAAATAGCGTATATACTTCATTGAAGTTTGAGTTTGTTGATTGCATTGCGGTTCTTAATGGATCACCTGTTCCATCATTCGCATTAGTACCAACGTCTATAATTGTTTTTGCCATTGCTTAATTTTTAATATATTGTTTTATCTACTGTTATACTTGTATCATCAACTAATTCTAAAGTTGTATCAACTCGTAAAAAAGAACCATCTGCATCGAATGGGTATATTGCACCCCAACCATTTGTCTCATTTGTATTACCAAAAAAACTACTTTCGTAAATTGATCCAAATGCCATCTTTTATCTTTTTAATATAACTCATTAATTTAATTTCGTTCTGCTTTTTAGTCTTGTTGTTATAT